CACAATCGAGCAGGCGAACACCTGATCCGAGTTCGGCGATACCGATATACGCAATAAAGGCGTCAACTTTATGTCACTGAAAGAATTACGAGCTTTAGCCGAAGAAGACGACACAGCCACCACCAAAGCGGACGAGCCAGAAAATTCAGGATGAGCTAGAAGCGGATGAAGTTGAAGCCGACGAAGGCAGTTCTGAGGAAGAGGGCGCCGAAGCTGAAGATGAGGGCGAGTCGGATGATTTCGAGCTTGAGCTAGACGGGGAGTCAGAACCCGACCGACAGAAGCCTAGCGCAGAAGAGGCGCTGATTCATAAGCTGACCAAAGAGCGCAAGAAACGTCAACAGGCGTCTACGGAAGTGGACGAGCTGAAAGCGCAGATTGCGGATATGCAGAAGGCCATGAGCACCGGCCAGTCGCAGCCGCAGCGCCAACAGCAGGCACCTGAAGCGCAATACCCACGTGTACCGTTGCTATATGAGAACGGGGTGGATACAGCCGAGCAATATGGGACGGCTTACCAGAAGTGGGTTAACGAGTGCAGGCGCATTGACGAATCGAACAATCAGCGGGTTCAGCAAAATGATGAGTACGCCAAATCCATGCGGTCTAAAACCGAAGGGCTGGCAAAGCGGGCGGCGCAGTTTGCGACAGATAACCGGGTCAGTGTTGACCGTGTAGCTGATGCACTCAACCGCGCCACTGACGAGGTAGACGGAGCCACGAACATTGAAGGCTCTTTAGCTTACTTGTTGGATTCAGTCGGGGATGGTGGTGAGCGGGTTGCTTACTACATCGGCACAAACGAAAACGCCATGACGCAGATTAAGCAATTGCTGACAGACGACCCCAACGGGTTTAAGGCAATCGCCCACATGACGCGACTGGCTGAGAAATTGAAACCGAAACACTCCAAACGAATCAGCAAAGCCCCAGCACCCGATGAATCATTGCGTGGTGATGGGTCGCCAGCCTCCAGCCGGAAGCTACAAGATGCTTTTGATAAGGCATCCAATACCAGCGACCTGAAAGCCATGCGAGACATTCAGAAACAAGCGGATGCACGAGGGGTCAAGCTCACATAGGTATTAAGACATGGCTAATCAAACAGCTAAGAATATCCTGGCCTTCTACGACGAAGCCTGCAAGCAAATGAACGACAGCTTTGTTTATGCGTCACGCATGGGCATTGACACTCAACCCGGCGTGGATCTGCAAAACGCCAATAACGTGTACTGGAAGAGTGTTGAGCAGCAGGCGCCGATTGTATCCGGCTTTGACCTGTCCGGCACAACTCCTGGCAACATCATCGAGCAGACCTATCCGCTGAACGTGGAAGCGCCCCGGAACGATTGGTTTACCCTTCGTGCTGAGGAATTGCGCGACACCACCTTCATGAAGCGCCGCGCTATGGCCGGTTCCCGCAAGCTGAGCGCAGACGCCAACCTTCGTGCCGCTAACCTGGTGGCCAATACCGGCACCTTGTATTACGAGTCCGGCAAGGCTGGCTTTGATTTCGTATCTGAAGCCGCAACGCTGATGTCAGAGCGCCAAGCGTATCGTGATATGGGCTCCAGCTTTTTCCTTAACCCGCGCACCTATCAGGTCATGGGCTCTGACCTGGCGTCACGCTCTGACCTGTCCGGTCGCCCTGAACAGGCATACGGAACTGGCCAGATTGGCAAGAACGTGGCCGGCTTTGATGTGTTTGAGGCTCCGACCTACGGCACCATCCCGACCCAGGCAGGCGCTGCCAGCACAGTGTCCGCTAACGTGGTTGAAGTGCCTGAAGGCTTTAAGGAAGTGGGCGGATCTATCCAGAACATTGATTACCGCTACGGCACGGTCAATCTGACTTCTGGTACCAACTACCAAGTGGGTGATGTTATTGCCTTTCCCGGCGTGAAAGCGCTGGGCTTGATGGACAAGACCGATACCGGCCAGTTGATGACCTTCCGGGTTATCGCAAAAGCCACCAACGCCTTAACCATTTACCCTAAGCCGATTGCCGCAAACCAGGCTGGTATCACTGCATCGCAGGCCGCTTACGCCAATATCAGCACGGCGATTGTGTCCGGCATGTCAGTGACCAAGGTCAACGTAACGGGCGGCCAGGCGAATAGCTTCTGGGCTGACGACTCTGTTGGCTTCGTTAACGCTGACGGCAACTTGGACGTGTTGAACGAGTTTGACGGCATGAAAGTGACCAGTGAAACCTTGGACAACGGCATTAAGCTGTACATGGCTTATGACGCCAAGCTGGACACCCTGAACTGCCGTGTTCGTCTGTTCACCTGGTATGGCTTGGTCAACAAGGACCCCGAGCCCGTAACGGTAACGCCATTTACGTACCGGCATAACGAGACAGGGGGCGAAAGCCCCCTTTCTTTTGACCCCTAAACCAGCGGGTGAGAAATGACCAAGGGCGAACTGGCATCAAGAGTGCTGAAGCTAATCGGCGTCAATTCGCGGTTTGCAGAGGCAGACCCCAGCGAGACTCAGGACACGCTGAAGTATATGGAAGACTGGATTCTGGCCAACAACGCCGTGGGCAGGCGTATCGGCTATATCGTGTCCGATGGCGAGCCGCAGGCTACTGATGACTCCGGGATACCTGGCTGGGCCGTCATGGGCGTAACCAATTCCGTCGCAATGTACGTAGCCCCCTATTTTGAGAAGATGATTCATCCGGCGATTCCGCGCAATGCCAGCATGGGAATGCAGACCATCGCAAACCGTACCGCCGAAGCTGAGCCGGTGCAGTATCCGGGCCGGTTCCCGAGAGGCCAGGGCAATCACGGCCTTTATGGCGCCAAGTATTACCACCCCTATGAGCGGGTGATTACTCATAACGACTTCCTTTCTGACGAAAACGACACGCCGGTAACGCCATGAAACTGCCGCTTATCAAAGGTACGCGAGTCGATGGTGACGCCGAATGGCGTGACACGCTGCCTGCAAACATGGTGGGCTTCTCTCAAGCCGTGGGCTCGTGGACAGGCTACCTTCGCACCGCTGACGGTATCAGCCAGTTTGCGGAAGGCGTAGGCATTGACCGTGGTGGCCTGTGGTCTGACCGTTTCCGCAAGCATGTGAGGGTGTCCGGTAATAAGCTGATTCAGGTTGGCCAGTTTGGCGAAGTCACCGAGATTGCCGGCTCTGACATTGATGGCCCCGGCCAGGTTGTGATGGATAACAGCTTCAATTCCATTGCCATTGTCGCAGGCGGCAAATACTACCGCTATGACGGTGATGCAGCGGTTGCCGACGTTACGAAGCCGGTAGGGTCCGGTGATTTCATCGACCTGTGCTGGATTTGACGGTTATTACATTTTTCACCGATGGCGAGAACCTTTGGAATACCACGCTTAGCGGGTCAGGTGAAACCACCTTTGGCGGCAATCAGCGGGCCGGTTCAGACTTTGCGCCCGATGAAATTGTGGGCATTGAGAAGTCCACCGATAACAAGCTGATACGTGTTCAACGATACACCACGGAACGGTTCTACAACAACGCCGGCGCACAGTTCCCGTTTGCCCGCATACCTAACGCAGCTATCCCTATCGGAATCGTTGGCACTCACGCCAAGGCCAGTATTGGCGATGGTCAATTCATCGTGTTTTGGCGGCGGCAAAGAGTACAGCCCGAGCTTTTACCTGCTGACCAACAGCTACCAGAATATCTCAACGAAAGAGATTGATTCTGTTATTGACGGGTATTCGGATTTCGAGCTGGCCAGCATCCAGATTGAGTTATCGAGACACCCGCGACCAAGGGCTGGTTATCTGCCACCTACCACGTCATACGCTGGTTTACGACATCAGCCTAAGCCGCAAGCTCAGTGAGAATATCTGGTATCAGTGGAGCAGCGGCGAGTCACCCTGGCGCGGTGTGAACGGCGTTTATGATCCTCGCAACATTGACGACAAAGCATCTGGATGGGTGTATGGCGATAAGCAAGATGGGCGCATCGGCAAACTTGACCAATCGCTTTGCACTCAATATGGCGAAACCGTGGAATGGTCATGCACGACGCCAATTGTTCGCGCTGGCACCACCGTTATGGCCGCTGAGCTTGTCACGGCGCCCGGTCACAGCACGGTCATTGATGACGTTGTGTTCGTGTCCACCACCAAAGACGGCGTGCTGTATGGCCCCGAGGTGCTGATGTATCGCGGCAACCGTGGCGATTATCAAAAACGCATTATTGCCCGCAGGTTGGGCGACTATCCGCGATGGTTCGGGATGCGCATCAGGGGCAAGAGCGCCGGAGTGTTCAGCATTACAGGGGTAGAATAGATGAGGCAGGATGATGCGACAAGATAGCGCTGTCAGTTACGCCGACCTTGAGCGCCTTGGTTGGCCTAAATTCATGATTGATTGACTATATGGGCCGGTTGCTTGAGCTATCACCTCAGCGGGGCGCCACGACCGACCCTAACGGCGTGTACGCGGCTAACATCAACGGGATGTACGTAAACACGGCATCTAGTGCCTTGTGGTTCAACCCAACGCCAGGGAGCCTAACGGGATGGATAGCGCTTTAGAGTTCACGCCTTACTCTGGCGACCTGATGGGTCTGCCGACCAACGAAAACCACATGGTATTCCGCTGGAATCGGCAGGATTGCAAAGTTCTGTTCTCTGCATCGCGCCGGGGCAATGCCGCATCCTGCCATTTTGCTAGTGACAAGCGAGGATTGCGCCACATCAAAGAAGCCGTTGACGGGTTTGTACGCTTCGCCTTCTGGCTGTTTGATTGGTGCGAGATGGTGCTGGCGCAGGTGGGCCGCGCAAGTGTGGGCAGGCTCATCGAGAAAACGGGCTTTATTCCCGTGGCTGAAATTGACGACACAACGGTTTATGCGAGGGCAAGATAATGGGCAACATTGTTTCAAAAGTTACGGACGGGCTCGGCCTTACGGACTCCCAGCAGGGCGCAAGAGCCGTTGAATCTGGCACAGCGCAGCAGGTAGCCGCACAGCGCGAAGCCCTTGCTTACATGAAAGAGCGTGAGGCGCTACCGCAGCAATTCCGTGAAGGCGCACTAACTCAGCTTGGCGGGTTTTATGGCCTTGAAGGCGGCGATCCAAACGCTGACCAGAATCTGCAAGCGAATCCGCTATTCCAGGCAACCATTGGTCAGCTTCCACAACAGGAAGAGGCCATTCTTCGCAACCAGTCCGCTACTGGCGCATTGCGATCAGGCGGCACCGATATGATGCTGGCCGACAATCAGCGCATGAATACGTTATCAGCCTATCAAAACGCAATAGGGCGGGCTTCAGGGTCTTGCCAGCTTACCCTCAAACTCAAATCAGATCGCAAGCGGAATGGCGGGCATTGGCCAGACTCAGCGCCAGGGCACCATCGGCGCAGCCCAGTCCAGTATTGCCGGCAAGCAAGCGGCTTTCGATGAAACGATGGGGCTGGTCAAGATGGGCGCGGCTGCATTCTCTGACATTCGCCTAAAAGACAACGTTCAGCCGGCAGGCGATCGCTTTGGTCATAGCTGGTTTACATGGGACTGGAACGACACAGCCCGCGCTCTCGGCCTCTCTGGAAGCTCTGAGGGTGTGATTGCTGATCTGGTTAAGCCTATGCGCCCTGACCTAGTTGGTGAGCGTGACGGCTATCTGACGGTGGACTACCGCACAATGGAGAATCAGCATGCAGAATAACCAGTTCTATGTTGAGCCGGCGAAATACGACTGGAGCGGTGGAGGGAGCGAAAACCCAGACAAGCGGCTTTCAGGCTTAATGGGCCTGAACCAGCAACCACAACAGCCAAATGCCTTCGCATCGCAGACCCCCGGCGCACCGCAGCAGCCTGGCCGGGTTGACGCCTCCAGCATGGGACAAGGCCCCATACGGTGGCGAAGGTGAAATGGACGGGGATTTCTCAGTATGCTTGCGGCTAACATCGCCAGCGCGTTCGGGGCAGCTAATGGCCAATCGTGAGTTTTACATTCAGCCCGCAGACTACGGCAGCGGATGGCGCGAAGGCGCGGCCATGATTGGCGACTACCGACAAAAGCAAGACCAGCAAGCGTATCAGGAAGCGGCAAGAAAGCGGCACCGAAGCCATGCATCGGGCGACCCTCGAAAGATTCGTGATGCGGTGATTCAGTTCCCTGAGATCGCCTAAAACCATGACCGATATGTTTGGCTTCACGAATGACCAGACAAAACAGGTCGCCAAAGAAGCCTATCGAAAAAGCGCTGTCTGATCCGCAGAACGCAGGGCGGCATCTGCAAGACGGCATTAGCCAGGTAACGCAGTTCGGTGGCAGGCCGAACACTATGGCCGCAGACCTGCAAATGTTCCAGCAAAACCCCGAGGCGGCACTAAAGAATATACGCGTGGGTTATGCGGGGATTGCGTCAGAGGAAGAATATGGCGCAATGTTTGGCGGCGGTGATAGTGGCCCAGGCTTCGGCAAAGTTCAGCCCGGAGACTTTACGCCGGCATCTTTGCAGGCTTACGGCCAGAGCGGCGACTTCAACGACCTTGTGCGCTATGAGTCAGCTAAATCTGTAAACATCGGCGGCGTGCCTCATGTGTTCGACCCTGCCTTTGGCGGGTTTCGTCCTGCCTCGGTATCCGGCAGCGGAACTGGCGGTGGTCAGTCGTCAACAATCACAACTCAAAGCGTTGCGGCATCTGAGGGCGAGATTGACGCCACGAAAGAAGCGTCTAAGCAGGCAATCAAACAGAGCGGCGCCGCGTATGACCGAGTTGCTGTCATTAAGTCAACGATCCCAAAGTACGACGAGGCGATCAGACTAATACGCGAAGAGGGGGCACAATCCGGCCCAATATCTTACCAGGTTCCCGAGCTTTCAGTCTTCTACGCTTGAGCTGGAGGCATTGCAAAGAGAACTTGGCCTTGATGTGGTTAGCTCGGTTACGTTTGGCGCTTTATCTGAGGCAGAGCTTAGTATGGCCATGCAGACCGGCCTGCCTACGAACCTTGAGGGGCCGGCCCTGATTGACTGGCTGGAGCGGAAAAAAGTAAGTCAGACAAAGTTGGCCGACTACCTTTCTGAAGCTGCTCAATTCCTCGGCACGCCTGGCAACAACATCGCCAAGTGGATGGCTAAAGGGAGCGGCGGCTCAAGCAAGGCAGATGCGACCGTAAACTGGAGCGACCTTTAATGGACGTCACGCTGCCGAACGGAAAGATTATTAGGGGCGTGCCGGAGGGGACAAGCAAGGACCAAATCCGGCAGAAAGCAATTTCTTCAGGATTGGCGACTGCTGAAGACTTCGGCCAGCCAACTCAATCGCAAGCTCCGAAAATAGATATGGCCGCCGCCAGAAAGCAGGCTATGGACGAAGTGGCTTCAGAGCAAGGACCGCTTGACGCATTCCTGATTGGCGCCGGCAAAAGGGGTTTTTATGATGTTGGCCGGGGCCTTGGCCTGCTAGACTCGGAGTCTGAATCTGACGCTCAGGCGATGGAGGCTCTACGTGAGCAAAGACCGTACACAACCGGGGGCGGAGAAATCCTCGGACAAGCCGCACCATTCATCCCTGCTGGACTCGCGCTGGGAGCAATACCTGCTGTTAGCGGTCGCGTTCTTGCTGGCGCTGGACTCGGCGGCGCTGAGGTGGCATCCTCGCTTCTGGCACGGACAATAGCGTACTGGAAGGGGCCGGCGTGGGTGTTGCTATTGGCGGTGCTGCTGAGGCTCTTTTCCCTATCGTTGGTCGCCTTGGCCGTTCGCTACATCGCAAAATAACCGGCTCACTGCCAGCTGGCGCAGTTATTGACGATGCTGGCAGGCCAATGCCCGCGCTTCAGTCGGCTCTCGATGAAGCTGGCATGACCTTTGAAGACCTCACTGCTGATGCCCAGTCGCTGCTTCGCAATGCGGAGCCTGGCACTGATCCCGCCAACTGGCGAGAGCTGCAAGATTCTCCAATGAAGGTGTCCCAATTAGCAGGGGCGAGCTAATGCAAGAAGGCGGATTGAGCAGCGGCCATTGAGAACCGCTTGCTTGAGTCCACCAACGACCCGCAAGCCGAACGGTTCCGCAGTTCAAGCT